TCTTCTGGTACATCAACATTTACAGCTATAGTTGGATCTATGGCTATATCTGTCGTTGTATCCGTATCTGCCGTTGTATCTGTGCTAGCGTCTACCTCAGACTTTACAATTTCAGCTACTTTTGCAACGGCATCTATATCTGCATTTGTTACATTGTTAGTATCCCCGCCAAGAATAGCTACAACGTCATTAGGAGTAACATCTGTAGTGCCTACTGTGGTATCAGTATAGGGCGTGACGACTGCAGTATCTGCACCTGTATCTGTACCTGGGTCAATATCACCAGGAATTCCAATTTCATCTAGAGACATAAAACCGCTGTCAAAATTGTAACGTTCATTTGTAGTACCTGTATCATCTATACCATCTGTATCAACTACTGTATCATCTACTGTATCATCTTCCTCCCCAGGGGCTTTCATTTTTGTGCGTTTTGCGTAGGGTATATATTTTAAATATTCCTCTGGAACTAACTCGCCAGTATCTCTAAATCTAAGTGCGCCATCAGCTTCCTGATAGACATCCACATCAAAATCTGGACCAACGCCATAACTGCTCCATATGGAGTTACTCATCCAGCTAGATGGCTGGGTAGACCTGAATAGATTAAAATATTCTGCTGTGTCTATTTCTGACTCTGTCTCTGGTTGATTTACTGGTGGTTCAAAATCGTCTGGTGGACCTTCTTCTGGGTTTTCTGGAAATCCTGTATTTATTATAGGGTCTGGTTCATCTATTTCTATTGGGTCTGGTTCACCGTCCTCAACAGTATACGTTCCGTCGGGATTTTCTGTGTAAATATTTGTGTCAGTAATATCTATCGCGTAAGGATTGTCATAAGGATCTATTGTAATGCCAACATCTCCTTCACCAGCGGAAGATCCAACACCATCAACACTACCTGCACCAAAGTCAAAATCAGCTCCAGTTACACCAGCAGATACATCAGTGCCAGAGTCAACATACCCAGAACCACCGTCAGATACATCTAAAAAACCAACACCTGACCCTATATCACTTGCACCGCCAGTAGACCCAATAGCAGCACCCATACCTGAATCTGCATCTACAGATGCATTAGCAACGGCAGCTTCTGCAATTGCAAAGGCATTATTTATTTCTTCTTGGCTTGGACCGCCATAACCACCACCAGGAGCTTCGCTTCCACCGAAGCCTCCAAAGCCACCGCCACCGCCATAGCCACCACTTCCACCAAAACCAAAACCACCGTCACCTGGAGGGTATGCAGGAACACCCATAGGTCCAGCTTGCCCAGTGCCACCCAGTTGACGGAGTAACATTTCCTCTTGGGGATTAATGTATGCCAACATATGTGGCTGGTTTGCAATCATTGTGCGTCGGGGTAATGCACCAAATCTGGAGTTGCCTTTGTAGTTCATTACATTCCAACCCCTCGCCATCGAGCTGCGTCTGGGTCACTTGCGGTAACAGGACTTCCATCTGGTCTATACCCAATAATTTCTGGAGGCATTAAGTAATCTGGAACCATATAGCTGTAACTTGGGCTAGATAAAATCTGTTGGTCTGTCAAATTATCTTCTCCAAACACTAAATCTTTGTTGATTTGATTATTGTTACTAACCATTTTTGATTGAGTGTTTTCTTGAGTTGTGCCAGGGAAAAAATATTGACCTAACTTTGCGAGACCAGCTCCAGGCATAACGTAACTTCCAATTTGCTCAACAAGCGTTGGGTTGGGGTCAGTCTTTACCTTTTCACCAGTCTTAGCCGCGTAAACACTTGGGATGCCTCGATAGGCTTCAGGTAAACTTGGGTCGTAAATAGCCTCATTACTCATGCCATATACAGTTCCATAGGGATCTGTTGACGTAAATATACCGCCATCCTTGTCTAAATTAAGAAACCCAAACACGCCTTGGTTTCCAGTCCTTGGTACAACTCCACTTCCTCTTAATTGACCTCTCATCTTTCTACTTCGGTCAGCGTATTTTGCTGTTCTACTTCTGTTTTGCTCTGCACGTTGAGGCGTCATCATTCCAGATAAAGCACCAGACAGACTGGGGTCACTTACGCCACTAAACATTCTGCCTGTTGTTGGGTCAATACTGGCAACGGTAGCTCTTCCAGACAATCCCTCTGCCTTATCCCTTGCAGAAAGCATATCTGAAGTATCTCTGTAGAGAGCGTTGCCTGATTTACTTATTGTGTAATCTTTATTTAAAGCATCAATAAAACCTAAATTATTAACATAACCACTTCTAAGTTGATTAAAATCTTGAGTAGATGGAATTGTATCTTTAGGAACTGTTCCAGATATCATGTTTTTAACGGCATTACCTAGAAAGCTAAATGGATTTGACATACCACTCCCAGATGGGGCTTCTGAACTAACTCCAGGTGACGCTCCACCACTTGATACACCGCCACCTTCAAAACTTGCTTCAGCCTCTTCTCTTCCACCGAATGCCATATTACGCTCCTTGCATGTTTGGCTTAGGCATCGCTGCGGCTACGCTACTTAACGCACCCATGTCACCCTTACCCATTCTCTGTCTAATGTCTTGCACCTTCTGCATGAGGTACTGGTTCATGTCCAATCCACCTTGCATAGGGGAGCTTGCTGGTGGTTGAACTTGTTGAGGCATTGGCTGACCTTGTTGCATCATCATCGCTTGCTCTCTTGTCATACCAAATGCAGAAGGATTAATTGGCCTAATGGATTCTAAAATATCATTCGGTGACATTCTTAACAGCCTCCATTTGCATCTCCGCTTGGTTCTTCTCACGTTCTAATTGTATCTTAGAGGCGTTCTTCTCACGTTCAAGTTGTAATTCAGATTCCAACTTCTGTATCTTAGCCTGTAAGTCCTGCTGTGCCTTCATCTGATCGATTTGCATATCTTGCTGTGCCTCAGCTTGCTTGATTTGAATTGCTGACTGAGCCTTCGCCTGATCTGCCTCGATTTGTGACTGTGTCCTTGCCTTCAGTGCCTCAGCCTCAAGTTGTGCGAGTTGCTGTGCGTACTGTAGCGGATTGCCTTGCTGACCCTGTTGCTGTTGCATTGCCTGTTGCATTGCAGGAATTGGTTGCATCTGCGGTGCCTCCTGTACAACTTGAGCCGCTCTCTGGCTAATTAATCGATCCATCTCAGGATTAATATCCTCAAATTTAAACTCTGGGTCTCTAAAGTCTGGCAATACTGGCAACTGAACGCCCACACTTTCCTCCATGCGGATTCTGTAAAGTAACGCAATATGCTCTGCAATATGTGCAAGCAGTATCGGACCCATTGTCTGTTGAGCCGCTGGGTTGCCAGCCAACGTCGGATCTTGCATGAATTGCATGTGAACGGCAATGTGCGAGTCGTGGTCTTGCTCGACAAAGGCTCGAATTGGCTTGCCGTACATGACGCTCATATTCTCGTCAATCGGGTCAAGCATGACAGCCTCTTCAGGTTTCTTTAAGACCTCGTCAATGTTGGGTATCCGTATTGCCTCGTACATTCTCTTGAATGCGGAGTACATGTCGTGGAGCTGTGGAGCCGCCTTCGCCATTTCCAAAATAGCCTGAGCCTGTGCAATACGCTGTGCCGTGGAAAAGATGTTGGGGTCGCTTACAGGAATAACATCGATACGCTCGTTGAAGTCTGCTGCAAAAACTTCTTCGCTACTGCCCGATAACGCAAATGTAAACGACTCGGGCAGGTTCTCGGCATTGAGATCAGCGAGCAATTTGAACTCCTGCCCCTGCGCGTAATGCAGTCTCTTGTGGATTGCGGAGAAAGCCTTAGAGCCTTGCTCAATAAGTGCTACTGTCGAACCCACAGGTGCATTAGGGTTTACATCCCCAACATTCAAATCCGCTGTGCTGGCAAATCGCTGTCCAGCCTGAACTATAAATCCAAGCAAGTTAAACAGTGACTGGCTTGGCTCCTTAAATGGCAGTGGCATAATCGCCTTGTTCACGTCGTCAACTGTCGAATCTAAATCAACAAACTCGCCAGGGTTAACCTCCAGCTCACCGCCATTCACACGGCCTCTTAACTTAAATCCACCTTGCATGTTTGAGAACGCGGCTGAATCTAGCAATGCACGAAGCGATCCAGTGGCCGCCTTGCCAAGTCCACCGATGAGGTGAAATAAGCCAAATCCATAAAAGCCAAGGCCAGGTAGAAACTTGTAAGACACAAACCAGTCACGTCGAAGTTTGCGCTCATCCTCCTCACGCCAGTTACGTCTTATGCTGACAATGGTGTCGCTGTCGTAGTCAATCGTGACAACGTAGGGCAACCCGACGACTGTATCCTCATCTTCATCCTCGTCAGTGTCATTGATCCCATTAAAAGTATCGTAGACGTGCATCTCAAGCAACGTCATCATTTTATCTTGTGCGTCATCGCCAAATTGATCTACACCCTCGATCTCACCAATTACATCACCTGATGGATCTGGGTCGCCTCCCTGGTACTCGGCAGGTAAGTAATAGCCAGATTGAACGTACCGATTGTAGTCGTTCTTCGGCATTCGG